CTGGCAAAGGATATGTTACCCGATACGGGGATGGTTAAGAAACCGGGAAGATAGTATTTTATCTTCCCACACAAACTGATTTATGGTCACCGACAGAAAAGAAATGTTTAGGTGTGATGGTGTGGAGAGTACAGATAAGTCAGCTTATGTGAGGAGATAAAGTGCGCACAGTATCAAATCAATATTATTTATAAGGAGATTTTAAGATGGAAAGAGCAATTATATATTATGCAAAAACAGGATTAGAGGCTACAGATCATTTTGTGCCGAGGTTGCTTGAAAAGTATTGTAAGGATAATGGCTATGAAATTGTAGCTATGCTTTCAGAGCCTGCTTCTACAGAAGGAGTTTCATTTCCGATGAAATATGCCATTATCGGTTTAAATATGGAAGAAGATGTTAATACAATCATAACACTTTCAAAGGATATGATTGGTGCAACAGATGAGACCGTTATTGATACACTTGGAAAACTCAGCGAATATGATATCTATGTGGAGGATATTAATGGAGAACTTGAAGAGTGTTATGAGATGATGTACAAAGAGCCTGTTCAGGAAAGTGATATAAGAGGGCTGGTGCTTGATACGGTATCAAAGTTCTATCATAACATCAGGGACGGCAGATAGGAGGCAATATGCAGGATTCCAAAGAAAAGCAGTGTCTGATATTTGTAAGGAATAATGCAAATGATACAGCTGACCGTATCGAGGCATATGCAAAAAAGTCCGGCATGGAAGTTGTTGAGACAGTTTTCAATACAGATAAAAAAGCGGTTGAACGATTAAGATATTATATTGAAAGAGATGCCATTATCTGTGTGCTAGTAAGAGATGTGGTAGACATTTCAATGGAACTTAATGAGATTAAAGCTGTAATGACACTTGCAGCGGAACATGGAATCAGTATTAATGCAGAGAGCAGGGGCTATGAACCTGCTCTCATTTCTTTTGAATGATATGACAGAAGAAAATAGAAAATTAAAACTGATTATATTTCCGGGCGAAACAGTAGTGATTGATGAATATGGGAAACGGATTGTTGCCTGTCCGACAGAGGATGAGGCAGAAGAATATATCAGGGAACAGGAGGAATGACATAGATGAAACTGAACAGGGGCGATATTGTTATTGCAAATCTGGAGTCAGTAAGTAAAGGGAGCATTCAGAAGTATACAAGACCTTATATTATTATCTCAAATAACAAGGCAAATCAGTATTCACCGGTTGTCACAGCAGTAGCCATGTCCACAAAAACATGGAAAAAGAAATATCTGCCAACCCACTGTCCAATACCGGCTGCAAAGGTAAAGGTTACTGACACAGATTTTGAGGTATTTGACAGTATGGCATTATGTGAGCAGATTGTATCCATTGATGTAAATGTCCAGATTGAGAGGGTAGTTGCTTCAATTTCAGATACGGAACTACTTGATAAGATTACTGAATGTGTAAAAATCCAGATTGGGGCATATGAAAAGTACAATTAAATATTACCGGGGCATTTGCTCCGGGTTACATAGCCACCTGTATTTTATGGGTGGCATTTTTACTGAAAGGGGGGATAGATTTTATGACAGCAGAAGAATACAGAGCACTATTAGATGTGGATTTTAACAATGTAAAAATAGAAGATCTGACTGATATTAGAAAAATTAAAATAGATAAAAATCAGCCACAGAGTAAGAGGCAGGCACAGTTCTTAAAACAGGTGGGAAATCCATATATGCTGCGTCGTGGAAGTATGATGATTAAGGTAAGCTTTGCGAATAATGGACTGTCGATGGAACAGGCATTTGAAAATCTGCTTTTGAATGTCTGAAAATTTGTGGTGGAATTTCAAAGTGATATGTGCTATGATGTTTTTGGTATAAAAATTCTAAATTAGTGCATATCACCTTATTGAAAAGTTATCTTCTAACTTAAACAACAATAGGAGGATGTGCATATGAGTCAGATAAGTCAGATCAAAAAGATCTATCATGCAGCCATCTATGTTCGTTTATCGAAGGAAGATGGCGCTGTTGCTTCACATGAAAAAACTGAGAGTAACAGTATCGCAAATCAGAAATCACTGATTAGAGATTTTCTCGAAAACAAAAATGATATTGAGGTTGTGCAGGAGTATGTTGATGATGGTTTCAGCGGCTCTAATTTTGAGCGACCGGCATTCCAGATGATGCTTGAAGATATTAAGAAAGGCAAAATTGATTGCGTTGTCACTAAGGATCTGAGCAGATTCGGAAGAGAATATATAGATTCAGGTATGTATATTGAGCGATTATTCCCTGCTATGGGAGTAAGATTTATTGCAATCAATGATGGTATTGATTCCGGAGAGGCAAAGTCGCAGTCAGATGAGATTATTATTCCATTCAAAAATCTTATTAATGATGCTTACTGTCGTGATATTTCAATTAAGATACGTTCACATCTTGAAATTAAGAGAAAGCAGGGAGATGTAATCACGGCATTTGTGCCATATGGATACAAAAAGAATGATAAAGATAAGCACAAACTGGAAATTGATGTATATGCAGCAAATGTTGTGAAAGATATTTTCAGAATGAAGTTGCATGGAAAAAGTCAGGATGCAATTGCATGTGAACTTAATTCATCAGGAATACTTCCACCGGCTGAGTATAAAGCAAGCACAGGAAGCAATTATCAGACATGCTTTAAGACAAAAGAAAAGTCGGAGTGGACTTCAGTCATGGTAAGGAGAATCCTTACAAATGAGGTTTATATAGGTAATCTCGTACAGGGAAAACAGACAACACCGAATCACAAGGTCAAAAAGACCATAATCAAAGAAAAATGCGAATGGATAAGGATTGAAAAGAACCATGAGCCGGTTATCACGGACAGGGATTTTGAAGTAGTACAGAGATTGCTTGCAATGGATACAAGAACATCACCGGACAGAGAGGAAGTTTATCCGCTGTCAGGGGTAGTTACCTGTGGCGGCTGTGGGATTCCCATGGTAAGAAAAACTTCAAAAGTGGGTGGTAAAACTTATGCCTATTATCTGTGTGCAACCCATAAGGATTCAAAGCAGTGCAGTTCCCACAGAATTTCCACGGATAAGTTGGAAGAAGTGGTGCTAGAGCTTTTACAGACACACATTGATAACATGATTGACCTTAAAAGAATTCTTTCTTTTATCGGCAACGTGCCGTTTCAGCAGCTTGATATGAAAAAGCTTGAGGAAAGGCGTGAAAAGAAACAGGCAGAAGTAGACAGATGTGCAGATCTCAGAGGAATGCTTTATGAGGATATGAAGGATGGTATTATTTCAAAGGAAGATTACAAGGAACTTCATGCAGCATATGAGCAGAGAAAAAAGAATGCTGAGATTGCTATTCATCAGATTGAATTGGAAATGGATGATGTGTTGAATCGTAAGAGCAAAGGCTTTGTATGGCTTGATTATTTTACGGAACATAAAAACATTGAGAAACTCACGAGGGAAGTGGTTGTATCTCTTATCCGTGAAATAAAGGTATTTGATAAGAATCACATTGAAGTAGTGTTTGACTTTGATGACTGCTACAAGGAATGTCTTGATGTAATAGAAAGTCAGGGACATTTTGTTGAAGTGGACAGTACGGGAAAACTGAATATCAGATTAAAGGAGGCTGTGTAGTATGGCAAGAAAGAGTAGAAAAAATACGCCGATTGCAGTTGCAGAGCCAACTGACAATCTGACAACAAAAGCAGTTTTAAGCCTGGATAAGGAGGCAAAACCATATCAGGTTGGAATCTATGCGAGACTTTCATTCGAATCAGAGGCGAATAAGGAAAGAGATACTGTAGATACACAGATTGCATATATCAGAGAGTTTATTAATGGGCAGGATGATATGGTAGAAGTTTGTGTGTATGCTGATATATCTGTTACAGGAACAACTTTTGAAAGACCGGAATTTGACCGTATGATTCATGATATCCGGGCAGGCAAAATCAATACTGTTATTACTCGTGATCTTAGCAGACTTGGCAGAAATTATGTGGAAGCAGGCAACTACATTGAGAGGGTATTTCCTTTTCTTGATGTGAGATATATTGCTATCACAGATGATTTTGATACTGCAAGACCGGGAACTGATTTATCCGTACCGTTTAAGAATATTGTGAACGAATATTATTCCAAAGACCTTTCAAAGAAAGTAGAGACCGGAAAGCATAGTATTTGGGCACAGGGCGGCTTCAGCGAGGGAACGCCACCATATGGATATTACAGGGCTACAGATGGTTCAAGAAAGCTTTTGATTGATGAAGAGGTATCTGACAATGTAGTTAGAATTTTTAATATGTTTTTGGATGGGAAGGGATATGCTGGTATTGCAAAGACTTTGCAATACGAAGGAATTCTTTCACCTCCGAAATACAGATTCTATAAGTCAGGAAAGATTGAACTTGCTGAAAAAGCAAGAGAATGGCACTATTCGCATGTAAAAGAGATACTCCAAGGGGAATATTACATTGGAAATATTGTTCATGGAAAGCAAAGGAAGGCTCTTGATACCGGGAGAAAGAATGTTAAAACAGATGCATCAACATGGCAGCGAATAGAAAATGTTCATGAACCAATAATTGATAAGGACACTTTCTACAAAACAAGGGAGAGAATGGAGCATATCAAAAAGAAGCATTTAGAAGCATCAAAACCTAAAGCTGATGTTCCAAATAAGCCGGATAATATTCTGGTATATAAAACAAAATGCGCCTGTTGTGGAGGCAGTGTATTGATTGGCAGGCATCACACTTATTCAGAAAAGTTCTATTATAAGTGTAAGAACCGTAGAAAATTAGCTAGGCTATGTGAAAATAAGTACTCTTATGATTATTCTGAGGTTATGGATAGTGTTTTTTCTGTTATCCGTCAGCATATGAGTTTGTGTGTTGAGAAAACAAAGTTTGTTCAGAAGATGAACAGCAGAAAAGAGAATGTTCTTCAATATGATATTTATACCAAGCAGATAGCAAAACTTCAAAATGATGTAAGAAGAATTACCGCTAACAAAAGTGGTTTGTATGAAGATTATAGGGAACAGTTAATCACTGCGGAAGAACTGTGCCAGTATCAGAGAGAATATGAAAGCAGAGTAAATGAGATTGAAGCGCAGATTACTGAATTGCTTCATCGAAGAAGTCTGTATGAAAAAGAATTTCATATTGATGAAGGATGGGAAGAAACTGTCAATAAATATATGGCTAAAAGAAAACTTACAAAGGAGCTTGTGGATGCTTTTGTATCGGAAATTGTTTTTTATGATGGCAATATAGAAGTTAAGCTCTTGTATGATGATTTCCTAAAGGAGCTGCTTAAAGTGGCAGAAGAAAGAGAGGTGAGCAGCAATGGATAAGACGATAGCTCTCTATATGAGATTATCAGATGAAGATGACAACTTGGCTGCTCATGAGGAAAGTAACAGTATTTCCCATCAGCGAAAGTTAATGCTTGATCATATCCAGAAACTGCCTGAACTAAAGGACTGCAACATAATGGAATTTTCAGATGATGGATATTCCGGAGCAGACTTTAGCAGACCTAATTTTGTAAAAATGATGGATCTGGTAAAGGCTGGTAAGATTCAGGTTATTGTGACGAAGGACTACAGCAGACTCGGACGAGATTATCTTGAAGTTGGTAACTATATGGAATGTATATTTCCGGTTCTTCAGGTAAGATATATCAGCGTGAATGATAATTACGATTCTGCTAACAGCTTTGGTTCAACCGGAGGTATGAGTGTTGCACTGAAAAATCTTGTGAATGCATTGTATTGTAAGGATGCATCAAAAAAGGTAAGAGCCGCTAAGGCAGTGTTGGCTAAGCAGGGAAAGTACATTGCTGCATTTGCTCCTTTTGGATACCAGAAAAGTGAAGATGATAAGCATATGTTAGTGCCTGACCCAGTAACAGCACCTGTTGTCCAGCTGATATTTGAACTGGCTATTAAAGGCATGAAATACACCGAGATTGCAAATTATCTGAATAATAATGGATATGATAGCATATTTGAGTATTACCAAAAGATTGGAGTTAAGAGATGTTATGAAAGGGATATTGGTGAGCACATGTGGAGTGCCAGTACAGTAATGGAGATTTTATATAATGAAGTCTATATTGGTTCTGTAATCAATAACAAGACGGCTGATAATATTGATACCGGTCATCAGGTTGTGCAGAGAGATAAAGAGGACTGGATAATTGTTGAAAACTGTCATGAACCATTAGTTTCTGTGGAAGACTTCAAGCTTGCTCACAAGATGATAGCAAGACGAGAAGTGACGAAGAGAAAACCAAATGGAAAGTGGCGTAAATCGTATATTCGCTGTGGAATATGTGGTAAGGGACTTTATAAATACGGAAATAAATCCTCATACAGATGCCACAACGGTCATGTGTCACGTATTAGAGGTGAAGAACTTGAGGCGACACTTCTAGACATTGCTAGAAATATGGCATTGGCTCAGTTGCAGGAATTTGAGTTGAAAACTGATGGCGGTAATTGTCCAGATAATCTTGAAAGGGAAATCGAATCACTTAAAAAGTCAAAGGCACACTATGCAAAGCTAAAGTTTGAGATATACGATGATTATACAAAAACAAATATCACTCGTGATCAGATGGCAAAAAAGACTGCAGAAGTTAAGCAGAAAATCGCAGAGATAGAAAGTCTGATTACAGAGAAGCAGGAAACACTTGATATGCAAAAGGATCTCTTTCTTGATGCAAAGCAGGAACAGCTAACAAAGCTTAGTAAGTTGGATGAGTTTGATGAAGAAGTAATCAGATATCTCATTGATTATGTGTTGGTGTATGATAATGAGCATATTGAAATCAGATGGAACTTTGATGACTTTCAGGCTGGATGATGGTATAATCAGTAGTAATAGCGAGAAAACAAAATTATAAAGAAGTAACATGGGGAATCTTGCTAAAGGTTCCCCATTGATAAAAAAAATTAATTTTTTTTTGTTTCTTACTTGACACGAGCAGAATTTCAAGATACCGATGATGTGCAAATTGAAGTTTTTCAAAAACTACAAAAAAGTATCAATACAAAGTGTAGATTGTTTGTGGTCGGCGATTTAAAACAGAGTATATATAGATTTAGAGGCGCAAAATTAAATGCGTTTCAGAAATTACAAAATGGAAAAAAAGTGGATTGGTGTCATTACCGTTTAAATAGAAATTATAGAACAGATGGTAGATTACTTGAGTTGTTTGACTCGGTATTTAGTGGCATGGGAGCAGAAGGCATACTTCCTTATAAACCAGGGGAAGATCAATTATTGAGTGATGTACTAACTGATAGAAATGAAAATGATCTGTTTACAGAATTGCCTTGTCATGGAAAGGATAATGACAAAATTCTCGATTTGCTCAATGATACGATTTTAGAAGAAAAAAGCAAAATAGAAGAAATGTGTAAAGAAAAAGAGCTTAGTAAAGAAGAACGTACCATTGCAATTTTAGTTAGAAGTAATTGGCAAGTAGATAATATTGTTAGTGCAGCGTCAAAGAAAGATATAAATATAGAAATAAGTACAGGTGGGGATTTGTTTCAATTACCATCGACGCTTGATCTCTACAAGTTAGTGTTAGCATTAAGCCATAATACAAATACGGTTTATTTAATTAACTTTATAGAATCAAATTATATAAATTTGAAATTAGATTATCAGAGATTAAAGGATTTATCGGATGATGATAAATTGAATGAGCTGATAGGCATCCTAAACGAGTTCTTTACCCAAAGAATGAGCATGACCTGGAAAGAGTTATTAGAAGAAGTATATTCACAACCAATTTTGTTCGCTTTGAAAAGAATATTCGATGCATTACAACCTTGGGAAAATTATAACATGGTAAGGGATAGACAGAGATTATATATTGCAAACTATGATTATTTATTAGAAAGAATGATTAAGTTTTCAAGAATAGATGCTTTGACGTTAAATCAAATAATAGAATATTTAGGCATAAATATTCTTACCGGACAGAAGCAATTATCAAGGACATTAGATTCAAAAGAGGATGGAGTACATGTAATTTGCACAACTATTCATAAATCTAAAGGGCTTGAGTATGGAACTGTTATTTTGCCTTATACGTATGAAGACATTAGCGATACGAAAAAGGTCAAGTTAGAAGCTAGTTACAACGATAGTAAGCTAGCGTATACGGTTTTGTTTGATAATGGTATTAGAGAACGTAATTCAAATTATAATGAAGTTACGGAAGTAGATGAGCAAATTTCAGAAGAGGCAAGAATACTTTATGTTGCATTAACTAGAACTATAAGGCATTGTATTTGGATAAATAATATTGATAGTACATCGAGCATCAGTTGGGCAACACTATTGGAGGGTTAATTATGTCGATAGTTATATATTCATATCATAATCCATATAGTTTGAAAGATAATCAAGAGCTATGGGACGAAATAGTGAATTGTCCTTATTTTTGTGTGTCACAGACTTTAGTCAACGGATTGAAAACACTATATGGAAAAGATTTTCAAATTAACAGGGTGACAACAGTAAAGAATTTAACAGATGCTGTGTACAGGTATTGGACTGGAACAGCTTGTGCTGTAAAACAGCACGCTGATATTGACAATATTATCAGTATGGCATCAGAACGTTGCGGTTTAAATGCTGACGAAGTAGAAAATATTCGAAAATCTTTTTTGTTTAATAGGAATGAAGTGTTTAATAGTATTAGGACAATGTTTGAACTACGAATGAATCCTAATAATATTGTTGAAAAATATCTTACTCCTGAGCAAAAATTTATCGTTTTTATCTTTAATGAAATTATTAATTCTGCAAGGAACAAAGATTTTTTACTGAAAGATAATTTTACTGAACAGGAAATTGAAGAAGCTATAATGGCAGCACTACAGATAGTAAAAGAGAATTCTGGTAATGCATCAGAAAGTATTGGGATTGGTGAATTTGATCATATAGTAATTCATGGAGTGCATCAGTTTTCATCATTAATGTTAAGAACTATAGAAGAGATTGCAAAATATAAAAAGGTAATACTTTTATTTAACTATCAGGAACAATATAAAAATATTTATCAAACTTGGATAGATATTTATTCGTCCTTTGATTGTAAAATGGTTGATTTTAAAGAAAATGAGTTTCATCCAACCGATTCTTCTACCATTAGTTATGAGGGCAACATGCTTGCGCAGAACATGGGAAAACTCTTAGAAGGAAGAAAAGAAGATATAACGGTGCAAAAACCTTATGAGATTATCGAGTTTGATAATATGACGGAATTTGCAGGTTATGTGGCGAAAATATTTGAAGAAGCTGAGCGTAGAGATCCAGAATATCCTATGTCAGCTATGAGTGAACAAATATATGCTGCTGATAGCTCTGCTAATGATATTTTAAAAATATATTTTCCCGAACAGTTTGGTGAACGACAGTTTTTAAATTATCCTTTGGGACATTTCTTTATTGCTGTAGCCAATATGTGGGATTCTGAAACAAATGGAATCCTTATCTCAGATATTAATGACATTAGAGAATGTTTAAGTGCTGGTATATTGGCGGAGAAAACTCCTGGTAGATTAGCATCTATATTTGGAAAAATGGAAAGTCTTTTTGTGGGATGCTTATCAGTAGATGAGATGCTTTCGAGATTAAAAAAGGTAAAGAAAAACAAAAAGTTTATATCTGATGATAAGCGGTTAGAATATATTTCTCATATTTCGTATTATTCTGTGAGTAAAAGTGAAATAAAGGAATTAGAACAGGCATTGAATGATTTAGAAGAATTGGCATCGTTTTTCTATGAGGATTTTGAAAAACGTCCTAATAACTTTAAAGCTTTCTACAAAAAATTAAAGCAATATTTGCGAGAAGAAATATTGGATGAACGAGATTTAGGGGACGAGTTTACAGATATCATCAATAGGGTGCTTACAAGATTAGATGAAATAGAAGATATAGATGCTTCAGCGTCTTTTGAATGTTTGAAATCAACAATGTCATTATATCTTGTGCAGGAAACTAAACCTGGTAAAAGCGCAAATTGGATTGTGAAAAATTATGAACAAATAGATGGTGATGTATTAAGAACCGCTAAAGATAACAAGACTCAAATAATGCATTTTGCATGCTTAACGGATGAAGACATCGATGCCGTTAAAACGCGTGAGTTCTCTTGGCCATTGAATGCAGATTTTTTTGAAGTGGCGCAAAATCCAGTAGATTGGAAATATCAAGTCTTTGTAAAAGCAAGAAAGGAATATAAGAATTTCAAAAGATATGCACTTATATATGGACTAGAATTTAACAAAGGAAAATATAAACTTAGTTACGTGAAAAGAGATGGTGATTTAGAAAGAGAGCCATATTATTTATTAAAAATTCTTGGCGTAGATAAGAAGCGAAATATTGATCGTATTATTAGTAGAAAATTAGAAGATGTATCGAAGATTCAATTCAAGAATTCTTCGTTAGGAACATATTCATTGTACGATTACTATCGATATAAGATTTGTAAGAAACGATTTTTGTTTGAAACATTAACAGAGGGAAATACTATTTATAAGGATGAGTTTTTGCTTGCGAAGTATTTGGAAATATGGGTTGAAAATGAAATAAAGGAGAGCATGCAAGGATTGCCGGGAAGTGAACTTTTATTAGTAGAGAAAATTAATGAAAAGTATGATGAGCCTCAATTGTAATCCAAGATTCCATACCCGCTATCTTGGATAAGTGTAAAAGTTAATAGCTATCAGTGTAAAAGAAAGGTATGGATTTT